AAGTTTGCCACCGGCAAAGGTAATGCATCAAAAAACGAAGTTATCTCTGCTATTTCCGCCAAGACCGGAATCACATGGGGGAACCCGGGGGCGGATGACAAATGTGACGCATGGATTCTTGAAGAGATGGCTCTTGCCTTTACAGGAAAACCTAGATTTTCTTGGCCAGCAACGAATATGTCCGCTCTGGACAAAGTAGATTGGAGCGCACTACAAGCGAAAGGAAAAACATGAGAAGCGCACCTATTAGCCAAATCGAAATCGAACAAGAAATGCTTCGACTCCTTGGAGAGTTAGAAAAAGAAACTGAAGCATTTGAGGTCCTCGCCGTTGAGGCGGCAAAGAAAGAAGCGAGATACAAGTCGAACTGGGCAAAGGAATATCTTGCTCGTTCTGGCTCAATTAAAGAGCGTGAGGCTTGGGCTGACTACAAACTTGATGACGTCAATTACGAATACAAGATTGCAGAGGCTCTTGTTAAAACCAAAAGAGAAGCACTGTTGTCTTTGCGAACATCAATCGATGCGATGCGGACACTTAATGCAAACGTGCGAGCACAGGTATGAGCGGGATACATCCTTCTTTGAAATCGCTTGCTGTTGACATAGACACGCTTGACTACCTTGAGGGGAATCCGCGAATAGGGAATGTTGAAGCGATTATGGCTTCATATACGGAGTTTGGTCAGGTAAAGCCAATCGTCGCTAAGAAAAATGAAGATGGAACTGCGACTGTTATTGCAGGAAACCACCAACTTGAAGCAGCGGTCAATCTTGGGTGGGAACAGATTGCAGTTATATTCCTAGAGGCTGACGACAAGAAAGCAATTGCTTTTGCGCTTGCCGATAACAGGACTATGGAGCTTGGCTATACCGAGCCAGAATTGCTAACAGACATGCTTCTTGAAATTAGCGAATATTACCCAGACCTGCTTGATGGATTGGGATGGGATGAGTTTGAGCTCGCGTCGATGGAGAGCGACATGATAATTGAGCAGGCGAGAGCTGACAATGGAAACGAAGAGATTCCACAGACCAAGGAAGAGGCCGCGGAGCAAAAGGTTTTTGACGATGCTGTTGACTCAATAAAGGGAATGGTTCAAAGAGATGATTCTGGCGAAAATAGAATAGTTGCCAACTCAAACCTCGACCATTCTGATATTGCTACTCGTGGCTCAACCATTGCCGTTCCTGGCTCCGCACCGCAAGCAGCCGTTCAGTACACAATTGTTTTTGACAACGCAGACCAGCAAGCACAGTGGTATAAATTCATAAAGTGGCTTCGCTCCGACCCGGCCGTAGATGGCGACACAACGGCAGAAAAGTTAATCAACTTTATTGACCCACACATGCCATGACCCGACAAAGAATGTTTTTGAACATCTCGTGTGTAGATGCTGCGCGCCAAAGAATTAGACACGTTTATGACCAGTTCGATACGGTATGCGTACAGTTCTCTGGTGGGAAAGACTCAACTGCTGCTCTCTTGCTGGCAAAGGAAGTTCACGAAGAGCGCGGGCTTGGACCAGTAAAGGTTATCTTTAGAGACGAAGAGATGGTCAGTCCAAAGACCATTGAATATGTTGAGCGGGTAAGAAACTACGACTGGGTGGATATGGAGTGGTATTGCCTTCCATTCATCGCCGAGGTGTGGGTTCTCGGAAGGCGTGAAAGAATCCTTCTGTGGGGAGGTGTCCGTGGCAGCGAGGGAAAATGGGTGAGAGACATGCCACCATGGGCAATAAGCGCCCAGACCTTTGGGCTTAATCCGTCTATGTCGCTTCCAGAGCAAACCGACTACTACACAATGCAGGGCAAGGTTGGCAACGTCGCGTTCATTACTGGCGTTCGTGCCAGTGAGTCAATGGTTCGCTATCGGTCCATTGTTCAGAAACTACATGAGAACTACATCGTTACTCCATACAAACTCAAAAGAGGAATACCGCTTAAGTTTGCAAAGGTTATTTACGACTGGAACACAGATGATGTTTTCAAGTTTATAGTCGAAGAACATGGTTCTGAATATTGCGAGTACTACGACCTTGCAGCATTGACTGGTAGTAATACAAGAGTCGGCATCCCACTCCACTCAATTGCAATCAGAAGAATTGGGGACGTTGTGGCAACAGAACCAGAGTTCTACGACAGACTTGTTGAATGCTTCCCCCATATTGATGCTCAGCGAAGAATATGGAAAGACTTCGATGTTGAAAAGTTGATTTCAAGATACGCAGACGACGGGTTTGAAGGCGCATCAAACTTTATTAACGATTTCATTCTTGGAGAAGAAGCAGCACGTTCGGCAAGAACATTCGTCTCAAAGTTTAGGCAGAAGCGCGCAATAGACCCAAGCGGCTATCCACTCAACTACTTAATAAGAACGCTACTGCTCAATCAGTTTGACTCGAACTCCCCAACACCAGTTGGTCCAAAGACAAAGGCTCATGCCGTAAGAATGATTGAAATAACAGAGGAACAAAATGAAACAATTGAATATTAACTACGTCAAAGCCAGCGACTTGAAGATTCCGGAATGGAAGGCAACATACATACTTCGCCCGGACCTGCTTGTTCTGTCCGCTTCACTCATGGAGTTTGGGTTCATTGAACCAATCCACGTTCGTGCCTCGACCAAAGAAGTAATCGATGGCAGCGAAAGACTCCTTCTATTTTTAAATGTTTCCAGAATTGCCGATGCGCACGGAGACATGATTCCAGTCATTGAGCATGATTGCGATGGGCTCACAGCAATGATGATGCACCTACGCTTCAATCGGGGTCGTGGGACTCTGGTTGCAAAAAAGATTTCGAATATTGTTCGGAAGTTAAAGCAGTCAGGGAAGTATGACCGCCATGATTTTGATACCCTTTTATGCATGAAGACAGATGAGCTAGAGGTTATGCTTGAGGCGTCAATCATCAAGACAAGAAAAATATCTGAACACACATACTCCCGTGCGTGGGTTCCAATCGAGGCTCCAGCGGGCACGGTTGACAATAGCCCTCTTGTTGAAAGACCACCAAATTCAGATAGATGACGATGATATAATGAATTTATTAATCCGTCCAAAAATGAGGAATAATCAATATGCCACAGCCAATTCAAGGACCAACTCTTGCCGACGTAGCAACAAATGTTGCGCGCAGAGAAAAAGAAATTAGAAGCAGGGGAAGGGTTTCTGGTCGTGGAGCAGCAGAGCTTAAAAAGCTTGAGGCGACAGCAAGGCAGGCCGGAGCCAGCAAGGCAGATTTGGCAAGACAACGGGCAATAGCTAAAGAAATTGCCAAATATGGAACTGGAGCAAGAGGCGCTCCATCCACACGGAGACGGAACGCCCTTTTTAATGAGTCTGGAAGAATTGCCAAAAGAGCAAGAGCTTCAGCAGCCAAAAAGCAGGCAGTAGTAGCCAAAAAGGCCGCAAAGGTGAAAGCAGCTAAAAAGACCGCCAAGAAACGAGCCGCCACAGCCAAGAAAGCTGCAAAGAAAACAGCCAGGCCAGCGAAGAAGGCTGCAAAGAAGGCGGCACCAGCCAAGAAGGCTGCAAACAAGCGTCGCTAGAACTCAATTATTGAGTTATAAATAATTAGTGCTTTTCTTTAAAGTGCTACAATTGGACTGAAAAGTTGCAACCTCAGAGGTAATCTATGCTCGTAACAGTCCCAAACTTGCTCACATATATGGACATCTCGTTGACTCTGCGTCAGCAGGATGCCGCAGACATGGTTCTTGCTGGCCTCCAGAGCGAGTTGGAAGCTTATCTGAGGAGACCTGTTGAGCCAACAGAATTTACCGAAGAATACGTTCTCGACTCAGGCCACCTGGGAGTTCCTATGGGGAGCTTTCTTTCAGTCAACCGACCCGTCGGCGACTCGTTCAGCACAACTAGTCCTGTAGAGAATACGGTCTACACAGAACCTCCTCAGACCATTTACCTACGCAACTCCCCTGTTGTCTCGGTTATCGAGGTTACGGTAAAGCCGCAGTTTGGCGATGAACGAGTGCTCACCGAGGAAAGCGACTATGTAGTCAGACGATACGGAATTGACTATTTCTTTGGATTCTCAAACGACATCGTGACAGTTAACTATACGGCTGGCCTCGACGGTGCAAACATAAAGATGTTCAAGCTGATGATTCTTCGTGCGGCAACTCGTGAAATGCAAAACATGCACGACGATGTTGTTGGCGTAAAAGACCTCAACACAAGAAACGTTGCGCCGCTGGAAACAGGGTTTACCGACCGCGAGCTCGCCTCTGTCAGGAAGTACAGAAGAGTAAGAGTTGCGTAATGGCTAGGACAACTGGCAGAATAACGATTGAGGTTGACGTCAAGGCAGACGACGTCCTTGACCTTCTGGAAAACATGAAAGACAGAGCAAATGATATGCGGCCTGTTTTTAGATGGGCGAAGGGGCAGCTTGAACTAGCCAATGCAGCAAACTTCATGGCTAACGGTCTCCCGACTGGAAGGCCATGGGCACCCCTGGACAAAGACTATGGAACATGGAAGTCAGCACGCTTTCCCGGTACGGGAACGATGGTTCAGACTGGAAATCTTTTCAGAAGCCTTGTCAATATGAACGACTCCGCGGTAAATGTGATTTCAAAAGATACGGCGACATTTGGCACTTCTGTCGAATACGCAAAATTCCACCAATACGGAACCACCAAGATGCCTGCAAGAAAAATAGTATTCACCCCAAGAGAATTCCCACGAGAGCTAGGGATTGCAATGGTCAAATACATGACTCTTGGTGAGGACGGAATCGTATGAGCTTGATGCATGGGCCACAGTTTGCCAAGTCCTATGTCAATGAATATCTAAAATTTGATATTCCCGTTAGAATAATCAGCTATAGGAACGGTTGGA